AAAGATTGGATGACTAACCAACATCTAGTCTTTTTTAATATTATGATTTTTTCACAAAAAAGAGGGTAGCCATTTCTGACTACCCAAAATTTTACAAAAATAATTTCACAAGTTTTTTCTTATTTTCCTTTATAGCTTCATCACTTTCCTCGAACACTCCGAACCTGTCAAATCCGACAGTTATCATTAAAGCGATGAAGTTTGTGCCTATCAGGAGTATTAAATCTTCCGTCTTCGACCTTTCTTCTATGGAGTCAAATATTTCTTTGTTGCTTTCGTTCTTCAGCTTGCTCCGTAGCAGGTTTAAATTCTGCCTTCTTTGGTATCCTCTTAGTTCCAATGTAATTGCTGAATTTAAAAATATCAGCGCAAACATTACAATCGCGAACTTCCTACTTCTGTGATACATCTTCATCTTTATCATCCCTCTTCTTGACAAATCCGAGCTTTTCCAGCAGAAGTTCCAGGAATCCTTTGCTGATTCCATATCTTTTCTGATTGATCGTTTCCATCATAGCCTCGCCGAAAAATCCCAAGACAGGACTCCACGGATACAGGAATCCGGCATTGAAGTGCCCCACCACTTTATTAAGCGACAGGGCAATAGCCATTGTCATTCCAGCAACGGCTATTCTCTTTATGTACGGTTTTACTGGCTGGTTGTCTATCATTTTCTGCGCAACCACGCCAAACAGGACTCCTGAAAAGAAAAGCATGAGGAAAAGTCCGTGATTGTCTATTATTACTTTTAAATCCTCTATCATTAGTTATGCTCCTTATATCCCTACTGCTGTTTTTTCTTCCCCAAGTATTCTGTGTACTATTTCATCTACATTTATGGTTTTTTCAAGCGCCTCAGCACCTTTTAACAATAAGTCCTCGGTGAATCTCTCGATGTCATCAGGAATATACGGATTGTTTATCTCCTGTGATTTCTTTACAAAATCCTTAAACTTCCCAAAAAAGTTGTTCTTAACAGCTTCCAGTTTTTCTATCCCTTTTTTAGCCCCAAAGATTATTTCCTTTTCTAGCACTTCTTTTCTAGTAAAATCTACCAGTATCCCTATTAAAATTACTTGTAACTGTTTATCCATTGTTTCTCCTCCTAAAATTTATAAAATCAATTCTAAGCCACCTAGCAAGCTTTACAGTGAATTTTTTCTTGCTAGCCAGTCATTTATACCAAAATTATTTTTAACGCTTGTATTAGGCTTGTATTCAAGCCATTTTCACGTTACTTCAGTTCAAAATGTGGCGTATCTTTCATTTTCCAGTTTCCGCCCCATTCAATATTAATATTTTTGCTTTTTGCTACTGCTAATATGTGATTTGCAATCAATTTCAATTTCTTTTCATCATACCCTTCTTCAGATGTAAATTTTCTGTACACACCGTTCTCAATAACTCCGCAAGGGAAAATGTCGACAGCATGCCCAAATCCATCAGACTTGATTTGATGGTTTGATTTTGCTCTTTTTCCATCACAATTTGTTACAATTCTGCCTGGCTTACTTCTTCCGATTTGATACAGAGCAAACTGTTCTTCCGTTGTCCTAGCTCCGTCTGTAATTCTAAAATCAAATGGGCTATTTTCAATTGCAGCTTTCATAACTTCAACCAGCTTTGGATGTACTTTTTCCATTTTGTCCAGACTTGATTGTGCGAAAGAATATTTTTTATTTTCAGTCTCTACATTTTCCTTGTCCCAGTCTTTCAAATATTCCTCCTTTCTCTGAACTCTGTTTAGCCAGCCTGTCAAAAATTTTTCTTGAGTCCTGTCAGCTTCAACTTTTCCTTTGTAATAAATTCTCTGCAAGTTGTGATAAACTTCCAAAAATTTATCGGAATCCACTGAATTTAATGCTTCCAATGTCTTGTTTCCGATTATTCCGTCCACGTCAAGATTTGCATTTGTCAATTGGTTTATAGCAATCTGTGCGTTTTTTGTTCCATTTCTGCCACTGTTTACAGCCCAGTCGCATATAGATAAAGCCACTTTGTCATTTACAACTTTATCCAGCTTGTTTCCTAAATAGTATTTTTTCAGATATATATTTTTTGCAAAATCCTTTGTTAAATCTTGCATATTTCCTTTGTATCCAAAATCCCTTGCTTCTTCTTCTGTAATTCCATACTTAGTTTTTCCGCCCTTGTCATTTTCGTCATCAGAATAACCTCCTTCAACTTTCAGCAGATAATCGAATATTTTCTCAAACCTATTCATTTAAATCACTTCCTTTTCTTTTATTAATTCCATATCTCTTAGATATTTGTATAATTTTACTGGACTAAACTGATAGCCAATCCTATCCTTTAGCGATTTCAGTTCATATGTCAATGTAAACTGTAAAGCGTAATCGATTGCATTTAAGCAAAATTCACTACAAAAATATCTATTATCATCCTGCACCTTTCCAGCATAGAAGAATTGACCTAGTATTCCCAAATAGTCATACCCTTTGCCTTGTGCTGTCTTAAAAAAATCAATCACATCTTTGGAATCGATTTTGCTATCCAGTTCATAAATTTCCATATTTTTCTGATATTCAAATTTCCTTGTCCTAACTCCACCAGGATTAGATAAGAAAACTTGACCGTTGTAAACAAATTCACAGTGAGAGTATTTTCCAAGCGTCCACAACGCTATCAAATGCCCTATCAACCTCTTTGGTTTATGAAAGCAAATATACAAAGTATCTTTTTTTAATTTTACTTGTTCCATTCCTTTTCAAACTCCTTTTCAGAATCAAAATCTTTCAATTTCCCGTCATCCAGTGTTTCAATTTTCATTTTCAAGGCTGTCTCTGTCATCATAGCCTTTGATGTCTGCTCCTGCATCATCTTGGCGATTAAGAGCATATCTTGGATAGTTAAGTCCACATAGACATCATTGTCATCCAAGTCCTTAAACTTCCAGTTGTTAAAATGCCCTTGCTTAGCTGCAAGTAGCATTGATGTAATGTTTCCTAAATTATTTTTGTCAAGTTCTCTGTTTTTCTGCTTATACTTCTCTTTAAAGATAAATTCCTTTTCGGAATATTTTATCTTTAAATCTTGCAGTTCTTTTTTGATTTCGTCAATCCTGAAATCTTTGTTGAACGCAACTTTGCCGTCCTTTATTGTTTCATAAGGCTTTAACTCAACAAGTTTCCCCTCTACAAAATACTGACTTGGATTTATTGCCACATCTTCGCTTTCGATTTCTTCGATTACATCTCCGACTGCTGTTGGGGCTAAAAAACTTGCGTCTTTACTTTTGCTTGATACCTGTAACGTCTCTTTGTTATACATCACTTTTAATTTGTCTTTTTGAAATTTCTTCAGTTCCTCGTACCAGTCTTTATTATCCTTGTCATAGATAGCGATGTATTCCATTCCGTTTTCAAGTTTTTTTATTTCTGTTCTTTCTACTATAAATTTCATAACTTCCTCCTATTTTTTTTTACACATGCGGCGTATTGAACCAAGTTCCATTCCCATACTGGAATTGCAATGCCCTCATTTGAACTGTGTGAATTTGTCCAAGCTGTCCTGTCGGAGCATTCCCAATCAGTCCTGTAACAACATACCCTTGCCGTTCTTTTGCTTCCAAGCTCCCCGGAGAGCCTTGGTAATATCCAGCAAGCCTCATTGTAAGGATTCTGTTCATTTGGGCGTCACGCCCTTTATTCCACGCTTCCTGTGCTAAATTTCGGATATTAGCCCTATCACTATCCATGCTATTCATACGTGCATCTCTCGCTGCCATGTCGTGATTATCCATAATTTCACACCAGCCGCCGCCTGCACGGTTTGGAACTTTGAAATACGCCCGCATTCCATTTAAATGAAAACAGCCCATATAATCGCCATTTTCAAGATACATGTACAGATGCCGCGGTGTCCAACAGTCCGTATTATTGCATCTTAGTATAAAGTCGCTATTACTGTCATTCTTGTACCCTTTATCCCAACGCATGTATGGGGAGAGGTCGGGTTTTGGTGACACCTGCTTAATTGTTTGATAATCAATTAACCCAAACTTATTTTCTGTTGCTGGTTTCAGCAGTTTGCTCAAATATTTTACTAATGATTTTACTGTTAATATCTCATCGTGATTAAGTTTTTTTATGAAGTCTGAAACCTGTGACTGCAAATTATTCGCAATTATATTTTGCAATTCATTTGATTGGTTTTCAACAGTATCTAGCGAATGTATCTGAGCTATGCCTTTTTTCTCTTCTGTCGCTGTGTCTGTATACTCTACCCTTTTAAGTAATTCATCATCTATTATTTTATTGTCTTCAACAAAATCAATTCGTTTCGGATATTCACTCCCTATCCATTGATTAAGTCCTAAAGTTGTTTTTTTCTGTGCTGGCATTTTTGCCTCCTACTCCTTATATTTTTCTCTATCATTCCAATTTAAATTTAAACTGTCCCAAGCGTCCCATGTCTTATTATATCTGTCAAATTCATCCCAAGTCATGTAGCTGTAAACTATTTTATAACCTAAATGGGCTGGCTTATTTAACTCTATAAAATTAATAAAATTATTTAAATTAGGTGGTATCCCATAAATACTTGTAAATTTTATGATAAAGTAATATTTGTCAATCACTTCTGTTACTTCAATTTCTCCGTTCGTAAATATTCTAGCCTGTTCTTTTAAGTTGTCCACGGAAAATATTCGCTTTGATAATAAACGGAATAAAATTCTCTCCCGCCTGTCCTGCAAACTCAATCCTAAATCTGCTTCCAAGCTCATAAATTTCTCATATTTCAGGATTTGTTCCTCATTAAAAAAATTTAAAAAAATAAACTCTCTGTATTTTCCGATATTATTTTTTATCTTTTCAGCTTCTATCGTTAAACTTTTTATTAAATCAACCTGTAAATTATTTCTAGCAACTTTGGAGATTACTTTTATTCTACTGTTCATTGACAACAACTCCAGTCACTATTAATATTTCGTTACTATCTACAGTTATATTCTTACTATCGTTATTTATCGTAACTTTGCAGTCTTCGATACCATTGATAGATAAAACTATTTTTTCAACTCTGTTAATTGATAAAATTTCCTTGCCATTTAAAGTGTATAATGCAGAGTTGTCTTTTATCATCTGCTTTATTTTTGAACTAATCTGATCTGATATAGAATTTAACTTTATTCCTGGACTTAAAATAACGCTTACGGATATAGCAATATTCTTACCGTCAAAACTTGTCACTGTAACATCGGCTCCAATTGGTCTACCGTCAATTTGTTCTATTCTTTTTTTCACCTTTTGTATTAAATCATTATCAGCTAGAGTATTGTTATAATTTGAAATTCTGACTCTTACCGTTCCATTCCCGTTCCATAGCGACTCTACCAATACCTTGCCAACTCCGTCTATTTCTTTTGCCCATTTTTCATAGTCATAGATATTACCACTATGTGCCGGCTTTAATATCCTTTCCTTTGCTCTGGATATTAAGCTCTCATTAGGTTCTTTTTCATAACCGTTTGTGAAAGCTTTTTCATTAGTCACTGTGAAAATATCAGCATTAGATATTTCAAAATTTACTATCTCTCCAATAGCACAATTTCCAATCTCTCCGATTTGTAGACATTCCACCTCGGCGACCGCCTTGCCATTGAACGCTATAGTTGTATCATAAAGCAATTTATACTTTGTGCTATCCGTTTTTAATACTATCGTTCCAGCAGATATTGTAGTGTCAGCTTTTCCAGTTATTAGTATTTCACCTCTTGCTTTAGTTCCTTGCTTTCTAGTTACACCGAAAAGCATTGCGTGATAATCTATAAACTCATCCTCTGTTGCTGTATCGATAAAAGTTTGATTAACCCAGTATTCTAATAATTTATATATTGCTTCAGCTTCTATTCCGTAAGCACTCGCAATGTCGAAATTAAATGTTCCTTCTATTTTAGAAAAATTATTTTCCAAATTAGACAAAAAATTATTCCTTGCTTCTACTTTATTCATTGTATAGCACCTCGCTTTCTCCATAGACAGTAGAAATATTAAAAGAAACTTTTAAATGGTTATTGTCGTTATTGTAGTTTAATTCAAAATTATAGCAGTCCAAAATATATGGGTTAACCAATAAGCAATCTTTAATTTCCGAAATAATCAAAGCGTTTTTTATATTTTCCTGATAAATTGTACCAATATGAGTATCTAAGTTATTTCCGTAACTATCAGAGTGTATTTCGTAAAAATTTCTCTTTGTCTTAAGCGCTTTAAATATCCATACTTTAAGTGCCTCAATTTTCGTCAGTTCAATAAGGTTGTTGCCGTTTTTTAATGGTTCCAACGTATCGAAATCAATCGCATATTCTCTGAATGTGGGAAATTCTTCTTTTTCTACGCTTTGATTCAAAAACAACTCTTCAAAATCCATATTTACACCCCTTCAATTGCACCACTTGGCATTTTAACTATTTTACTAACCACCACATAGTTTATCCCCAACACCAAAACTAGAACTTCATCCCCAACTTTTAAAGTATCTTCAAACCATATATCATTGCCGCTTTTGTAAGTTCCGGAACCTTTAATTGTCGAGTGGTCGTGAGTATGTGAAGCAGGACCGTTTCCTATTGCTGTTTGAGTTGTAGTATCTATTGTTATTTCATCAATAACACCGTCTATTTTATAAGTTCTGTGATAATGCGGTAATAAAAAATTAGAACAATAAATCTGTTCTGAAGGTATTTCCACATTATCAAATTTTATCTTTAACTCAGGTGGCGGATTGATGACACTAGCTCTTATAAAATTGTTGGATTGCTGTTGCACTCCGTTATCAATCATATCGTTAAGTATTTCAAACATACTCATTATTTAGCACCTGCCTTTTTCCTGTTTTCCTTAGTTTCCTTATTTTTCTCGCTTTTCTTACCCTTTTTGCTTTTCTTACTCTTTTTATTTTTCGATTTTTTTGATTTTGGTTTTTCTTCGAATTCGGATTTGTCCATCACATTTTCAAAAGTTAATTCCACATCACAATAATATGTATCATTTTCCCAAGTATGCGTGTCATTTTTCACTAAAAAACTACCAACAAGGTTAGTGTGTGGCTCGTGTATTCCTATCGAATATCCACTTTGTATCAAAACATTACCAAGACAGCTTATATTTCCTGTTTTTTCAACACTTTTCAACATTTCTTTAGCATTGCTGATATTGTCCCTGTCTTTGTCATACTGCATTACCTTTTGAAATAATCCGTATTTTTCCTTATCTTCTTTATTTTCTACTTTATCTACTATTTGTTGTTTTTCTTTTTCAGTTTTATAAATAACAATTTGATTCACCATCTGTTCAATATCTTCACCATACTTAGATTTTTTTATATCCTGCTCAGAGTTTAACATAACATCTGCCAAACTTCCCTGTTCCACAACTTCTATTTTTCCATCATTACTAACAATAGAATATATTTTTTTATCTTTCCTATGTTGAATAGTATAGGCGTTCAAAATTATTTGATATCCACTCTTATTAACCGCAGGATAAGTGCAATCCACTTTGTCTTTAGGTATGTTACCGACTTCCAATTTTAACTCTCCACAAATCTCTTTCAATATTTGAGATGGTTTTTTCTTATTAAAATTTTTCACGAAATAGTTTTTGTTAAGATATATAGAGTTATCAAAGCATCTAAAAGTTCTAATTTTACTATCTCCAACAACTTCAACAGAAAAAACTTTACCAATAAATAATTTGTCATCATCGACATAAAACTCAACTTTGTCTCCTAAATCAGCAATTTGAACATCATCTAAATATTTTACTTCTAATGTTCGTGATGTTCCGTTTATTCCACCTTTCCAAACAATCCGCTCAAATTTTTTTATATGTTCCTTATTATTAACAACAATCTTTAACATTTCCGAACTTCCTTTTTAAACTTTAATCAAGCTATCAATTTTTTCTTTTATTTTATTTTTTAATCCGCTCTTTAAATCTTCAAACCTTTCTTCCAATTGATACTCTTTAATTGGTGAAGTTTTTCCAGTATACCGTTCATAAAGATTATTAACATCATCAATTAACCTTGTCTGTTTCCTAACTTCTATTAAATCAATTGAAATATCAATATCCCCTGTTCTCTCCACTATTTCGTATTCTAGCTGCTCAATATAGCATTTAAAATAAATACTATAATTAGCACTTGTTAAAGTTAGAACTTCTTTATTATCTTTATATTTCTCCAATTTTTTTATACCGCTCATTGGCGAATGCGGATTAAGCAAAAGGTTAAAAAATTTAGATTTTTTAGCAGGCAAAAAAGTAGAAAATTTAACTTTTTTTATATTTTTTTCTCCTATTAATGCTACTTCTCCAACATCTAATATCTTTACGACTTCGCTATTTTGACTGCTCGTAATCTTGAAATCTGTCGGTGGTATCACAAAAATAAAAGGTTCTGTATCATGCAGCAACATAAATATAGATCTCATATTGAATCCCCTTTCTGAATTATCGTGATGCTTGAATTTGAGCCTGTAAATTTGTCATCATAGTGTTGTATGTACTTTGACTAACATTCTGTGCTATCTGTTTAGCTATGCTCTCAATTTTTGCTGTATCATTTATTGTTATGTTTGACAATTGTGCCGCTATCTGTGCATTAGCTTGATGATTTATAACCTGTTCTATCGACACAGGTTGCGGTATTGGAGGTTGCATTGTAGACAAACTGTTATTCAAAAGACCTGGTAAATTATTCAGAGGACTTAATCCAGTATTAAGAGCATTAGTTATCGCTGTAGTATCAATCGGTTGTAACGGGTTACTGCTTTGTTGTTTAGACAGCAGTTGTGAAATCGCACTTGTTAATTGCGCCGTTCTATCCTGCTGAGTAAGTGCTAAATTTTGCTGTCCTATTCCTAATACTGCTTTGAGGGCGTTTATATCTACTATTATCGGCTTAGCTTCATACGATCTTCTAGCGTACTCTTTTTGTCTTTCAATTCTTGCGTCTTCTGCTTTCTGTGCAGGTGTATACGCATTACTTAAATCATACCCCATATAAGTTCCACGTCGATAAGAGCTTGCATGTCCGTAATCTTTAGGTTTTGAAGTATCAAAAGCATTTGCTATGACTTGTTGCTTATTTTTTTCCGCTTTTGAATTTTTAGGTTTTATTAGACTTTCTACTATTTCTGGTGAAAAATATCCAATAGCCCCACCTATTGCAGCACCTACTGCTGTTCCTACTGGTCCTCCAATTGCTGTACCTAATTGAGCTCCCCATGTTGCACCTTTTACTCCTGCAATACCACGCATTCCTACTTCTGTGGCTTTAACCAGTCCTTCAGCTGTTCCTTTTAATTTATCAGGATCCAACGCTCCCGTTTTTTGCCACTCTTCAATTTTTTTCATGAAGTCTTCCATCCATTTTGTTGCTATCGGAGCAAAAGCTTCACCTATTGATATTTTCAAATCATCTAGGGCAGATTTGAACTGTGCTATCTTGTTTGCTGTTGTGTTGCTCATCTCATCGGCAAATTTATTCGTCGCCCCACTAGAATTTCTTACGGCATCAGCGACTTTATTATAGTTTTCTTCTGTTGTTCCCATAATAGACGCCAATATTTTCATACCTTCTCCACCAGCAATCATTGTCAAGTATCTGTTTCTTTCTTCCTGACTAAGGTTGGCTGTTGCGATTTTTAAATCATCGGATAATGCTTTTAACCCTTTAAAACGTCCTTGTTGGTCATAAAGTTGAATATTTAAATCTTTTAAGGCATTTCCCACTTGTTTCGATGGATTAGCCAATCTTCTGTAAATTCCTGCTAAATTACGCCCAGCTTGACCAGATTTAATTCCATTATCTGCAAGTACTCCCAATAATATATTTACATCTTCAAAGCTCTCAAAATTTCTTGAAGTTGCTGCAACATATTTATAAGATTCTCCTAACATTTGCACATTGGTATTTGCATTATTACTTGTCGCAACCATTACATCCATAAGCCTGTCAGAATCTTTTAACGACATACCAAAAGCTGTTAAATTATCCGTAACTATGTCAGACGTTTGAGCAAAATCACTTCCAGCCGCAATTGACATTTTCAAAAGTTTTGGTGTCATTTCTAATACTTCATTTGTTTTCATACCCGCCATTGCCTGATACATTTGTGCTTCCGCTACTTCCTGTGCTGTAAATTTAGTTGATCTGCCCAAATCTCTCGTCTGTTGCATAAGCCGCTTTTCCTGTTCTGCCGTGGCACCCATTATAGCCCTATTTCTTCTTACTTGGTCTTCCAAATCCGCATAGGATTGAACTGAAGACTTTAATACGCTAATTGCCGCACCTGCTCCAATACCAACCCCAACAGTTGCTAAAGCCCCCTGAATTCCACTAAAAGAATTTTTTATTTTACCTGTTATGCCGCCAACTTTATCTTTCAATGTTCCCAATGAACTTCCAGCCTTTTTCGCTACATCAGTAAACTTATCTTTCAATTCAAGTAAAGCACTCAATTTATATTCGCTCATTTTCTAATCCACCTCCAATCATAAAAAACATAAACAACAAATCTGAATTACTTAATTCCCGTAAACTTTGCAGACTGTGTCCGCAATTTAAATAGTGAGCGACTGTTTTTGCTTTCCAGTCGCCCTTGATTAGTTTTTTATTTCTTCAACCACCTCTTCAACAGTAAATTTTTCATTCCATCCAGCCTTTTTCATAAGTAATTCGGAAATATTTACTATAGTGGATTGGCTTAGTACTTTTGGCACAACTTCAATCGGATTCATTTGACAACCCAATTGTGTAATTAATTTTTCATCTTTGAATATTTTTCCTGAAGTATAAATTAATTCACTATCTTTGTCTGTACTGTTACTGGATAAAATATCCAATATTTCCATTCTGTTCAACACTTCTAATTCTAAAACAGCTCCATTCAATTCTTCAATTTTAACCTTTACAGTTTCTTTTCTTTCTATTTTTTTGCTATTTTCAAGCAACATTTCTACTGTTATATTCATTCCATACCTGCCTTTTCTTATTTTATTACATTTTCATATTTAACATCACTAGGGGTAAATCCAAAGGGTATTTCTTCTTCAACGATTTCTCCTCTTGAGAATTTTGCCAATTCAATTGAATCAAACCAAACATTATCAATCGATACTCTCTCTTCTTGCCCTTTCAAACTATCCGGATCTTTAATCGATGTTACTATTCTACTCCTTACATCTTTTCCTTTTATCCAATTTTCAAGTATTCTTTTTCCACGAGTATAAACTTTAAATACTGTAATTGTTCCCGCACCTTTCAATCCTGTTATTTTACTGTCAATAGAAATCCCTAACTGCACCTCCTTTCTTTCCGTTGTAATTTTAGCTTCTACAGATTTTAATTCTGCTACTTTTTCATTATCAAGCCATAGCACTCCATAAGCTCCTGATATTGTTCTGTTTCCTTGTATATTTTCCGACATTTTATCAACTCCTTTTCATTACATCGTCATTATTAAGCTAAGCGAAGCCATAGTGTCTACAAATCTTACGTCACCAGTTAAATAAACTTCATCACCAGTAGGATACTGTAAAATTTCTAAATCCGTCATACCATCTGTTTTCAATCCATCTGTAGTTATTGCTTTTTTCTGTGCCTCAATATCAATTTCTACTTTATTGTCGTAATCTCCATTCAATACATTTGGCGACATTTCTTTAAAGTATACTTTCGTTATATTTGAACAGAAATTCATTTTGTTATCATAATCACCAATATAATTCCCAATCCAATATTTTTTGAATGTGTCCCTTATATCATCTACGATAAAGCACATACCCTCAACAACTTTAATTTTTCTTGTATCCTTTTTCCAAGTGCTGTCAAATGTAGTTTTAGAATTAACGCCATAATTTACCCTAATTACATCTTCATCAGTATATAAACTGAATTTACCAAGTTTAGGCTCGTAATCTTCAACTTCTTTCAAATCATCCATAATGTGATTATCAGCACTGCGGTTTATCGGCATACCCGCAATAAGTCCTGCAATTGCCGTTGTATATTCCTGTGCTGTAAAATCTCCGTAAATAGATTTATATGTTCCACCATTTGCGAGTTCTACAATAGCCACATGATCTGTATTATTTGCAAAACTTGACACATATTTTACAGTTTTACCAATCGCACCAGTATTTCCAAACTGCTGTTTTACCCAATTTACAACTGTTTGGTCTTCTGCTTCCAATGCTTGCGGATAAGCCAGCCAGTTAAATTTTCTCATTTCTAAATCTTTCAGTACTTTATCTGTACCTTCATCGTTCTGCACAACTCTTACTAATACTTTAAATGCCCCATAGTGCATAGCTAAATTGATATATTTTATGTTCTCTGTATCCCAGTTTTTAGTTTCAACATCCGCCATCGTTTTAAAGGTGTACCACTTTCCAGTGGCTTTTTTATCCTTCAAAATAAGGCATACAGTTCCTCTCTCACTTCTTTGAATAGCTGTCGTTGCTAATGTTTTAAATGCAATGCTAATGCTTGGACTCGCATTAATTTGTCCGACTATTGCCATTTTATCACTCTCCTATTTCTTAAATTCCATTTTTAAATTTCTCATTATCTTATAATTAAATGGAACTCCATTTTTATCAAATAATGATAGTTTTTTAAACACTTCTTCACTGATTAAATCATTATTCTCGTCAAACAACGATACTTTATTACCTTTTTCGTCAAATAAATCTAATTTTTTCAGCAGTTCATATTCCGTTAATTCAGTGTCGTCATCATTCAATATTTCCTTTATTGTCTCAATACTATTGTCAAAAGTTCTCAAATCAGTCCCATAGACATCAAATAAATCTAAATCAAAAATGTAATGACCTAGACCATCTACCATTTTTGTCTGCTCATTTTTTAAAGTTAGACATCTATCTTTAACTTTTAAAATCTTATTTCCCTTTGTTTCAAACATATTATCCAATCCATCAAGCGCTTTATAAATTTCCATTGTATTATTTTCATCATTTTCAGGAATATACACAATATCTATGCTAATAAATATCCGCTTTTTATAATTCGCAAAAAACTCATTTTTGTAGTCAATTACTTGGATATAATAGCACGGTCTAGTCAAAGCATTTATATTATCAATTCCAACTTCTTTATCTGTAAAATTGTATATTTTTTTGCTTAGGGCTTTTATAAAATCCATAAATTCCATTACTATTCAAACTCCGCTTTTAGTGTTGATCCTATTTCATCTTTAAATATAGGTTCTAGTTTTTCTATTGTTTTCTTTAACATAAACACCCCTGGTACTACTCTACCTGTCTCTTTACCAAAATAAATTACCCTATGTCCATATTCAACATGGTTCACATACTCCACATTGTTATAAACTACCTGTTTGAAACTTCCACCATTTTCCCTATGCCAGCCCATTCTTAATTGACCAGTATCTGCTGGTGTTTCTTCTTTTACTTCTTTTATTGTTTGTTCAGCAACTTGTTTGAGTGTCATTCCTACTTTTTGTGGAGTATCAGTGGCTAACTTTTCTAATTTTTTTGCCAGTTTTTCCCAGTCACCGCTAAGTTTCATTTCTTTCCACTTCCTCGACTGTTATTTCCTGATGTTCCAAAAAATCAGTGTACTTTATAGGTTTATTGGCTTTAAATTTATATTTTATTCCACCTTTACTTACCACCAAAATATCATTCTGCTTTATTTCCACATCATTGCTAACAAATATCTTATACGAATTCTTAGAACTATTTATAACTCCTGTCTCAGTAGCCCTTAAAATTCCAGCACTCAACTGGCACTTAATATTAGTATAAACAACTTCCCAGCCTTGGACTGTCAGCCCATGTTCATTTTTGGTTTTTTTATTTCTTCTAACTTCTTCTATCACATCAGTATCAAAAAAATCTTCAAACATCACATGCCTCCTTTATTTTATAACCCCAAGTTTCCTAAAACGATTCAAACTTTTTCTAAATTCCACATCGTCGTTTAACTCAGTTACAAATTCAACTTGTCTATCTCCACTTTTCATAGATTTTATATTTCTATTTTTATCAAAATTATATTTAAAAATATATTTTGTTATAGGAGTTATCAATTCTCTTGGAAAGTCTTCGCGGTTCATATAATTAATGCTATCTTGAACGACACTTTCAATAATAAACTTAGTCTTTGGTTCATTTAAGCTCATATCAGAAATAGCTTTTATTTTTTCGTAAACTTTATCAATTATTTCAGTCAATTCTATCACCTTTTCAAAATAAAAAAAAACACAGTTAAATTAATAACTGTGATCCATCTACAATCCCCATTAAAATTCTTTTTTAAACTCTTCAAAAACTTTCAAAAATTCATCTTGTTTTTTACGAAATTTATCAGTTTTTTCAGAAAAATTGTTTGCGTTTTTATTTGAAATTCCATCTCCTTTCATGATAACTCTAACCTGTTCCAGCCATTCCTGTTTTAATTGTAAATCTTCATTAGCTAGTTTTAATAAAATAGCACATTTAGAATCGAAAGCGGTATCTCCCGTTTTTTCACATTCTATCGCCGAAAATTGGTCAGATGCTTTTTTCAACCCTTTTTCCATACTGTTCATGTTAGCAACAAAATTATCAATATCGACAACATCTCCACCTAAGAATACGGCATCTAAATCTTTTGTTACTCTTTTCATATCTGCAAGGTAATAATTTGAACCTGTTGTTATCACGTTTTCAATTCTAAGCTTTTCCTTTTTTATTTTTGAGCTTGATGAATTTTCAGTATTTTCTGAAACTGTTGTCGAGCTCGAAGACTCATTCCCAGATGAGTTTAAAGATGAATTATTTTCTCCACAGGAAAAAACAAATAAAATTGCAATAAATAAAAATATTTTATTCATATCAAACATTCCTCCTAAAGTTTAACTAATTGCTGATATTATACTTTATTTTTAATATTTTTGAAAGTTTTATTTGTTTTAGTCTTTAAAATTAAGCTTCAATTGCAACTAAACCTTTTACTTTGTTATCTAGTATAAAACAGTCATAATAAAATCTACCTAAGAATAAAGTACCAGAGTAGTTTTCGGAATCCGTAACCACTCTGTATTCAGCTAATTTCACAGGAGCAACCGTTGCCGAATTGTGTCCTATCAAACATCCATAGTTTTTAGTTGTAGCTCCACCTACCCCTGTTTTAATTTCCATCCATTTTTTAGTAACTCTTACTATAGGTACTCCGTCAACCATTCCTACTAATCCGTTTATTTTTATATTTTGACCGATGTCCGAAGCTTTGATGAAATTATCATCTTTTTTCAATTTTGTTAAAAACTCAGGTGTAACATAGGCAATTCTGTTTTGAGGTACATCAGCGTCATTTAATTTCTCCTGTGCCTCCAAAAATTTGTTATATGCATTATTAGCTGCAAGTCCTGTTACTATCTGTGATTTTGTGTCGCAAGATTTAAGAATTGTTTCAAATCTGTATTTCTCAATTTCAGGTATAACCCTTTCCCTTAACTGTCTCGCCAGCACTTCTCCTGCTTTGATTTTTGTTTCATCTTCATCCATTTTATCTAAAAGCATTTTAAATGCCCTATCCTTTGTCAGTGTCATTTCCTGTACGGCATTCTGTAAGATGTCAGCATTCCCATAACCTGTACTTCTGTCATAATCCCTATTGTCAACTGTATTAATCGAAGTAACTTTTACAGTTTTAGCTCCTACAAAGCTGTAATCATTATTTACTATTTTCTGCGATACTGCTTCACTTGTAAATCTTTCATCAATTTTGTCTGCAAATAATTCAGTATAAATCATTGCCATATTTTATCATCTCCTTTAAATTAAAAAGAACTAAAAGCCTTATCAAATGCTTCAAGTCCTATATCTTTTTTATTTTTTTCTCCTTCGCTTCCACCATTCAAAGAGTTTGGTGTTCCGCCACTTTGCGTTTTAAGATAACTAGATAAATTCTCAGAAAAAGATTTTACGCTATCTTCAATCTCTTCTTGAGTATTTCCAGTAATACTGCCTAAAAAACTATCAGGAATTTTGTATTTCCCTAACACAGCCTTTTTCATCTCGTTAGTTTTCAATGTTGCAAGCTCCGTATTCGAAGTCTCAAGTTGTTTTTGGAGTTCAGCAATACTCTTATTATACTTCTCTTCTGCAGTAAGATTAGCATTATTGATTCTAGCTTCATAATCTTCTATTGTTTCACCGTGCTTTCTCTCCAATTCTTTTTTCTCACTCTCAAACTTTTTTCTCTCTCTTGCAATTCTTTCTTTAATCATTTCATCTACTTGTTCCTGTGTAAATGTATTTTCTGACATAATTATCCTCCCATTTAAAGTCTGTCGACTATTA